TTCTGGGTGGAGTTCACCCGCGAGGATATCGCATGGTTCAAGCAGGGAGCCGCAGAGCGCGGTTTCCGCTATGGTTCTATCAAATAATTTTGGAGGTATTTACTTATGGCACTTACTCGTTCCGGCGCACCCGCGCCTACTTCGTCCGTTTCCAATGCACAGGCTCTGGCAAACCGTTCCGTCCAGAACGCCAACCGTGCAGGCAGCACTGCTATGCAGGCCGCATCCCCGTCCGTTCCGGTGGAGATCACTGCTGCCGATGGCCAGCACCTCGTCGTCAGTTTTGACGAAGTACGGCGTTTTATTTGCGACAAAGCCACCGATGCTGAATGCAAAATCTTTCTGGAGACCTGCAAGCAGTACAAGCTGAACCCCTTCACCAAGGAAGCCTATCTGATCCACTACGACAACAAGAACGAGGACACCGCCAGCACCATCGTGCTGGGCAAGAACTGTTATCTGCAGATGGCCGAGCGTCACCCGGCCTACGATGGTTTTGAAGCTGGCGTGATTGTCCTGACCGCAGATGGCCAGCTGCTGAACCGTGAGGGATCTATCGTCTATGATGGAGACGGCAACGAGACCCTTCTCGGCGGCTGGGCAAAGGTCTACCGCAAGGACCGCACCCGCGCCAGCTATGAGGAAGTCAAGCTCAGCGAGTATGACACCGGCAAATCCCTCTGGAACGACAAAAAGGCCACTATGATCCGCAAGGTAGCGCTGGTGCACGCCCTTCGTGAAGCGTTCCCGTCTACCTTTGGCGCTTTGTACGATGAGAGCGAGGTGCGTGTGGATGCCGAAAGCACCGCTCGTGAGGTGCCGCCTGAAGAACCGCCGGTGCTGGATCCTTACGCAGGTTCCCACCGCCACCGCAAGACGGCAGGCACGCTGATCCCTGCCCCGGAAGCGCCTGCGGAAGACCAGCCCGCCGATGACCCGTTTGGTGGTGATGATGCATGATCGTCCAGACCAAGAACGGAATCATGCTGCACGGCGAGATCACCAAAGACCCGGTGCTCCGGGATGCCGGGCAGAAGCGGGTGCTGAAATTCGACCTGAAAGCCAGCCGCACACAGGATGAATCCGGAAAATGGCAGAGTTTCTTTGTGGGTGTTAACCTCTGGCACGGCATCGACCAGTGGGACGGCATGCTGCAGAAAGGCGATCAGGTCACAGTTTTTGCTCAAAAGCTGAAAGAGCGGGAGTATAACGGCAAGATCTATTACGACGTGGACGCGGATGATGTTCAGCCCGGCGGGCTGGTGACATTCCGCTGGCTGCAGCAGATGATCGACCTGATGGCACAGCCTGGCCCGCCGCTGGAACCTGCAGAACCGGCAGCAGAACCGGCAGCAGAACCGGCAGGCCTGCAGGGCGCGCAGATGTACCCCGATGAAACGCTTGCGGATTACGCACCGCACAGCACTGCCGCGCCAGAACCGGCTCCCTCTGCCGAGTATGACCCCATCAACGATGATGCCGACGACCTGCCGTTCTGACCTCGCAAGCTGTGCTATCTGGCTATACGAGCGTGCAAAGGAGGTGAAAGCATACGGCTACCGGAAAAAGATACTACTGGTTGAAACTCAAAGACAGCTTTATGCGGTCTGATGCGGTGGATTTTCTCATGGGGCAGAAGAACGGCGCAAACTATGTGGTGTTGTACCAGATGCTCTGCCTTATGACTATCAACACCAACGGCAGGCTTTCGCGGCAGATCGGTGAAGTGATCATTCCCTATGACGTGGACAAGATTCAGCGCGATACTAAGTGGTTTTCTACCGATACGGTGCGCGTTGCACTGGGACTTTACGCGAAACTTGGGCTGATTTATCAGGAAAAAGACGGCACACTGGTGCTTGCAAACCACTCTGAAATGGTCGGAAGCGAGACCGATTATGCAGCGCAAAAAAAGTTGCAAAGAACGAACCAGCGTCAAATTGAAGCAGAATCCTGTGGACAATGTCCACAGGATGTCCACGCAGATGTCCACAAAAATGTCCATACAGATATTAGATATAAGATATTAGATATAGATAAGTCGTCGTCATCTAAAGATGACTCCTCCTATACAGGGACGAAGACGACGAAATATCTGGTGGATTTTTTTCGGGATAACGTCGGCAAGCTGAGCAAGACCGGAGAAAAAGAACTGACCGGATACATAGAGCGCATGGATGCAGATCTTGTGTATGCGGTCATAGACAAGTGCGCAGATCTGGGCGGTAGCAGCTGGGCGTATGTCCGCAAGGCACTGGAAGAAGCGGAAAGACTGGGCTGCAAGACCGCTGAGGAGTATAACCAGCTCTGCCCAATCGGCGGAAGCCGGGCAAAAGGCAACCGCGTGGACAGGGCACAGCCGTCCGGGAATGGTATTTTAAGCCCGGAGCTCATGGCACGCAGCCGGGAACGCCTGCGAAAACAAAGAAAGGGAGATTGAAAAATGAACGATAAAAGATTGATTGACGCGAACGCTTTGCACAAGCGCATTGAAATGAACTTTCGTGCAAGCAATCCGTTCACTATTGGAGAATGCTGCTATAAGGATGCCCTGAACAGCGTGGACGAGGCCCCAACCATCGACCCGGAAACACTGCAGCCGACATGGAGAGACCCTGACAAGAATCCCCCGAAAGTCGAAGAAGATGTGCTGATTCTGTTTGAAACCGCCTGCGGTGGATATGGGATTACGACGGCTAACTACGAAGATGGCACAGTCTTGTCCCAAAAGAGCGCTTTCTACTGGGAAGAAATTTCCGAGTGGGGAACCTACGATAAAGAAAGCGATGATTACTTTATTCCTAAAGGCTGGTGGGAATATCGTTATTTCAACCAGGATGACATTTACAATAACCGTGTAGATGCTCACGTGGTTGGCTGGATGCCGCTGCCGCCGAAGGAGATTACAAAATGAGCGAATTTATCGACCGCGAAAAAGCCATCGCAAACATCAAAGCGTCATATTGCTGTGGCTGCGAACATTACAACGGCGTAAGATGCCGCGCGTGTCAGATTATGGACGCGATGGATGTGCTGGAAGACGAACCGGCAGTGCCTGTGATTGACGCGAAATCTATGAAAAAGTACCTGACCGACTGGAAAGACGGGCTGGCCGGGAGCGAAAAATGGGGGTACTCGTACGCAATCAGGGCAGAGCAAACGGTTCAGGTGCTGGATACCATACTGAACCACATTGGTTACATGCTCAATGGTGACAGCGGGGTGCAGACCGATGGTAAAACTTGAACCCTGCAAAGACTGCCCCGACCGGCACCCGATCTGCCACGACAGCTGCCCAAGGCACGCCGAGTACAAGCGTCAGCTGGAAGCGCAGCGCATCTACACCAGCGCGCACCACGCGGCAGAGCGGATCAGCCGTAACGATTTCGACAAAGAAGGATGGATGGGAGGAAGAAAACGGTGAAAGTACTTATCGCCTGCGAGGAATCGCAGGAAGTGTGCAAGGCGTTCCGGGCAAAAGCCAGAAGCAAAACAGCGCCGGGCATTGCAAAAGCAATGGCAGAACAATGGGGGTAAAAAAATGAAAACGGTACAGACGGCGCAGACGAAGAAGTACAAGCCCGGACAGTATATCGTTTCGCTCGATCATCTGATGGAGCAGGAACTTGTTTATTACGGCGGGAAACTGCTCCACAAGGGATGGTTTGGCAACTGGCAGCTGTGGTATGCGAAAACTGAGCTTGCCAGACTGCGCATTCGGGAAGCTGTGAGAACGGAGGAAGAACATGAAACCGAAAACGAAATCCGAGCTGATGACTGAATGGGCAAACCAGCCGGATCAGCTCAAGAAAGAGCGGGAGGTCAAGGCTGTCCGCAAGGCGATGGACGATGCCCGCGCCGTGATGCAGGACGGCCTGACCCGGTACGTCAAGAAAAAGACCAAAGCCTGCAGCATGGCAAAGGCTGAAGCTGACCCATTTGCTGAGCTGGAAGGCTGGGAAAGCATGGAGCAGATCCAGGACGCTTACGGCTATGGCGAGATCACCGCTGACAGGCGGGACAAGCTCACCGACCTGTGGGAAGCCCGGGAAGCTGCCAGAAACAGCCGCAAGGGCGCGGACAAGTACCACGACCTTGTGACGGAGATGCTGGAAGTTGCTATACGTAGGTGCGGCGAAGAATACGACGAAATGCTTTTTGAGTACAGGCACGAGCGCCGTGAAGCTGAAAAGCAGTGCGAGCAGCTGGCAATGGAAGGGATGATGAAAAAATGAAGGCTATTTTGCTGAGCATTCGGCCTGAGTGGTGCGACCTCATTGTGCGGGGCAAGAAAACCATTGAGGTACGCAAGACCCGCCCGAAGCTGGAAACACCGTTCAAGGCGTACATCTACTGCACAAAAGCTCCGCAGCAACTCATCACCATTTTCAAGGATGGCGAAGAAACGATGGACGGCGAAATCCATCATGGAAAGCCTGTGTTCGTAAAGTTCAATAAGCTGCTGCCGGACAGCATACGCGGTAATACCCAGATGGTTATTGGAGAGTTCATCTGTGATGACATCCGGCGCATCAGCCCTGAGTACTGCATCTTCAAAGAAGATATTGAAACAGCAATTGCTGGAAGTTGCCTCAGTATCAAGCAAGTGAGGGAATACGCCGGCTGGGGTATCGGTATGAAATATACCGACATGAAAGACCTGTACAGCTGGCACATTTCCGACCTGAAAATTTATGACCGCCCACGACCGTTAAGTGATTTCAAAAGACTGCGGGCAACAAAATTTGGCTATGAGCCTGTAGATATTGAGCGACCACCGCAAAGCTGGTGTTACATGGAGGACGGTGAATGAAGCTGACCCTCTACGGCGAACCCCGCACCAAGAAAAACTCTGCCCGCATTCTCCGCACGCACTCTGGTGCCACATTTGTGGCCCCTAGCAAGGCCTACGTGGAGTATGAGACGGACTGCCTGCGGCAAATCAAAAGGCCGCACAGCCCCATCTCTGCCCGTGTAAACGTGCGGTGCGTCTACTACATGAAGACCGCCCGCCGGGTCGACCTGGCAAACCTCATCGAGGCCACCTGCGACATACTGGTAAAGGCTAGGGTGCTGGAAGACGACAACAGCCAGATCGTGGCAGCCCACGACGGAAGCCGGGTGGACTATGATAAGCAGAATCCGAGGGCGGAAATCTGGATTGAAGAAATGGAGGACGAAAATGGCTGAATATCATGTTGGGTGTGGGCTATTCGGAACCATCTATGCCGGAACGATGATGAAGCAGCGGAAAGATGGATTACAGTTATGGAGAAGCAAGTCTGATGTGACCGACGAAGCAGTTTCCGCTGTTCTGACTCATTTTATTACTGAAATGGGGAATTCAGACAAAACGAAGCTCGAAAAGGTGTGGGGCGTTATCGGAAACAGGAAGCTAAAAGTCACTTTTGAGATTTTCGCTAGCAAGGAGGAAGACAATGACACGCACATGGACGCCTGACACTGACACCCAGAAGCCGGACAGAACCGATTACTGCGCCGTTAAGGCGTGGCTGAACCGCTACCGCGAAGCAGAGAAAAGATACTACTTGCTGTCTGACCGGCTGGCCGAAGCACAGGAGGCCACCCGGCACATTACCCAGAGCCTCAGCGCGGCCCCCGGCGGCAGCAAAGATGGCCAGAGCCTTGCCCGGGCGGTTGAACGCGAAGAGGAAGCGGAGCGCCGCGCCTATGAGCAAAGAGCGGTCTGCGACAGGCTGTTTCTTGAGATCAAAAGCGCACTTGACCGGATCCAGAACGAGAAAGCATACACGGTGCTGTACAAGTACTATCTCGATTGCCTCACGTGGGACAGGGTCGCAAAAGATATGAATTACTCTCTGCGCATGGTCTATGTCTTGCGGCGCAAAGCAATGGAGGAGCTGAGCCTTTAAAAACATTGCACTGTCATTACATTGCGGTTTCACTATCGCATGGTGTAAAATTGTATCATCGGAAAAGCCAAAAGGCAAACCGATGCACGCAGCCTCCGAAACGTGTCCCTTCTTAGCATTTTCCTCCTTTTCTGTTTGCAGGTACTGGGCTTTGCTCTCTTCACGTTTCGCGGGCTGCTTCTATGCGATACACTGAAACAAAGGCAGCCTGCCACTCATGAGAGACAGGAGGCGGTTCGATTCCGCCGTATCGCACCATATGGCGCATGGACTAGACAACCCGCAAGGCCGCACGTGCAACCTCCCGTGCCAAGAAAAGGCCTTAGAATCCTTGCCAAGGTGTAGCTTTCCTGACAGGATGTGCGCCAACCAACAGCCCCGGCGGCGAACCGGAGCTGTTTTTATTTGCTATATGGCCGCCTGAGCGCAATGTGGAGCGCGGTGCGTGTGTGTAGGCACGGCTGGTTCGATTCCAAGGGCGGCTTTTATACTCCCGTAGCTCAACTGGTAGAGCGTCGGTCTCCAAAACCGAAGGTTGCAGGTTCGAGGCCTGCCCGGAGTGCTTGCGTGTCCTATGAGGGGGCCGCGCAATAGCGGGGCATCCGGCCGCGAAAGTTCCGGATGCAGCAGCGCCCACCGTTTGACGCCTGTCCAACGAACTGAATGCACGGGCGCTGCTTATATGCCGTCATAGCTCAATTGGAAGAGCGCCGCCCATTTAAGGCGGGACAACGTTGGTGACACCACGGGAACATCACTGCACAGCCAACCACTGCGCACATCCATTCTGTGGGTGCTGGTTCAAATCCAGCTGGCGGCACATTCGATATTTTGACCGTTCGGATTTCCAAGCGGTTTTTCTTTTGCATGAGTTTAGAGAGGTGGTGGCGGTGAGTGCGAAGCGGCTGACAGACAGGCAAAAAAAGAAGATCGTTGCTGACTATGTGCAGCTGCAGAGCTATGCCAGAGCCGCCAAGCTGAACGACGTGGCAGAAAGCACCGTGCGGAAAATCGTGAAAGATAATCCCAAGTGTGCGGATTTGTGCGCCTTAAAAAAAGAGCAGAACACGCAGGACATGCTTTCCTACTTAGGCAGCAAGCGCGGGGAAGCACAGGATCTTCTTGGGCTGTACCTTCAGGCGATGGCGGACCCTGACAAAATCGCAGAAGCGACGCTGCCGCAGCTGTCCACGGCGTTCGGCACCATCGTGGACAAGTTTGCCATGCTGGGAGACCAGAGCAGCATAGAAGTCCCGGACGATGGTCTTGTGGAGGCTCTGAATGCCGCCGCAGACCTCAGCCCGCCGGATGACGTGGAGATGCTGCCAGAGGAAGAGGACGACCATGCGGAAAAGTAACGGTTTTCGCTGGAAAGCCCTCAGCCAGCGGCAAAAGCAGGTCTTGAGCTGGTGGACACCGCAGAGCGCATACAGCAGCTACAACGGCATCATTGCAGATGGCGCTATCCGCTCTGGCAAGACCTTTGCCATGAGCTTCTCTTTCGTTCAGTGGGCTATGACCTGCTACAGCGGCCAGCAGTTTGCCATGTGTGGCAAGACCATCGCCAGTTTCCGGCGCAATGTGCTGGGCACACTCAAGCAGCAGCTTGCAGCCCGTAGCTACAACGTCAAGGAGCATCGGGCAGAAAACTGCATGACCGTCAGCAAGGGCGGCAGAACCAACGAGTTTTACTTTTTCGGCGGCAAGGACGAGAGCAGCCAGGACCTGATCCAGGGCATCACCCTTGCTGGGGTATTCTTCGACGAGGTGGCCCTGATGCCGCAAAGCTTCGTCAATCAGGCCACAGCCCGTTGCTCTGTCACTGGGTCAAAGTTCTGGTTCAACTGCAACCCAGGCAGCCCACAGCACTGGTTTTATCTGGAATGGGTGCGCAAGTGCCGTTCCCGCAAGATAATGTATCTCCATTTCACGATGGACGACAACCTGTCACTTTCCGAGGACATCAAGGCCAGATACCGCAGCCAGTACAGCGGTGTTTTCTATCAGCGTTTCATTCTGGGCCTGTGGACGGTGGCCGAGGGTCTTGTTTATGACATGTTCGACCGCAAGAAGCACGTTGTTGATGTACTTCCGGCGCTGTCTCCAAAGAGCGCCTATGTGGGGTGCGACTTCGGCACCCAGAATGCAACGACCTTTCTGCTGTTCCAGAAGCAGGCAGATGCAGACTGCTGGATCGTCACCCGGGAGTACTACTACAGCGGCCGCGAACAGAAGCGGCAAAAGACGGTGGGCGAGTACGTCACAGACCTCAAGACATGGCTGAACGGTCTCAAGCCGGAAAGGATCATTGTGGACCCCTCTGCCCTGCCCCTGATTACGGAACTGCGCAAGAATGGCTTTACCCAGACCCCCGCAAACAACGACGTTCTGAGCGGCATTCTGGACGTGCAGACCATGCTGCAGACCGGCCGGCTGAAAATCTACAAAGACTGCAAGCGCACGCTGGAAGAGTTCGGCGTGTACGCTTGGGATCCAGATAAAGACGACACCGTGCTGAAGGTCAACGACCACTGCATGGACGCTATCCGCTATTTCGTGCGCACAAAGCGCCTTGTGAAACTGAGGGATTGATTTTGAGCACTGTATACACATTCCAGACTTTCCAGCAGGCGCAAGCCGCCGGGGAGCAGCCTGATTTCATCCGGCGCTTCGTGCAGCAGCACTGCGCTTCCAAGCCCTACAAGATGGCTCTGGACGCTGACCTGTACGATGCCCAGAAAAACCCGGGGGCTGAACGCTTCGCGCAGGCCTACGCTTTGATGCTGGAACGCCTATCCAAAAACACCAAGCAGGACACCCCACACCCCGATATGGTCAAGAGTAATCTTTTCCGGCGGCTCAACAAGCAGCGGGCGACCTACTCCCTCGGCAACGGTGTGGTCTTTGCAGACGATGGCGTGGACAAGGAAAGGCTAGGGCAGAACTTCGACGAGCAGATCCAGAAAGCCGGATATTTCGCCCTGATCCACGGTGAGAGCTTCGGATTCTGGAACAACGACCATCTGGTTGTTTTCAAGCTGACCGAGTTCGCGCCCCTGTACGATGAAAAGACAGGCCTTTTGCAGGCGGGTGTGCGCTTCTGGCGGCTGAACCCGGACACGGATATGCACTATATCCTGTACGAGCTGGACGGCTTTACCGAGTACACGGAAAGCAAAATTGGCAATGTGATGCAGGAGACAACGCCGAAGCAGGCATACAAGAGCGTGACCGTCACCACACCCGGCGGCGGGCTGGAAAGCGTAGAGGGCGAAAACTACAGCGCCCTGCCCATTGTGCCGCTGTGGGGCTCCGACCTGCACCAGAGCACCCTTGTGGGGCTGAAAGCCTACATTGACAACACCGATCTGGTGATGTCCGGCTTCTGCAATGACCTGCAGGACTTTTCGCAGATCTACTGGCTGTGCGAGAACTTCAACGGCATGACCGATGACGAACTGCAGGAGTTCCTTGTCAAGCTGAATCTGTACCACATTGCAGGCGCAGACACCAGCGAGGGCGGCAAGATCACCCCCTACACCAACGAGATCCCCGTGACGGCCCGGCAGGCTCTGTTGGAGCTGCTCCACACCAGGGTGTATGAGGACTTCGGCGGGCTGGACGTGCATTGCGTCAGCGCGGACAGCACCAACGACCATCTGGATGCGGCCTATGAACCGCTGAACCAGAACGCGGACGACTTTGAGGCTCAGGTCAAGCCGTTCATCCGGCAGATCTGCGCACTGGCTGGCTTTGACAACGCCATGCCGGCATTCAACCGCAGCAAGATCACCAACACCGCCGAACAGGTCAGCATGGTGATTTCCGAGGCACCGATCATCGGGCAGGACATGGCCATTGACCTGCTGCCCAACCTGACCCCGGAACAAAAGGAGCAGGCCAAGGCCGCGCTGATGGCTGAGAGCGCAACACGGGAGACCGTGGACGAGGAGGACGAAGACGATGGCGAATCTTAAAATCCCGATGGAAGGGAAAACCAAAATCGAGCTTTCAGAAGAAGCAAAAGATGTTCTGTTGCGCTTTATTTCTGCTGTTGAACGTTTGGAAGATCGTGACGCAAGCAAAAGATTTACAATCGAAGTCAACAGAACAGCTATTCGGAAAGCGTGTGAAGAAGCTGTCAAGCCATTGCCTGACACAATCGATGACGCATGACAAACAACCGTGACCGCATCTCTACCCGCCAGCTGAACCGCCTGCGCCGCCGTATCCTCCGGGTGTACGGCACTGCCCGCCGGGAGATGCAGAAGCAACTGACCGAGTTTCTGGCAAAGTACAAAGCGCTGGACGAGCGCAAGCGGGCGCAGCTGGACGCAGGCGAGATTACAGAGGACGACTACCGCATCTGGCTGCAAAATCAGGTCTTTCAGTCCGATTTGATGCACGCCAAGCTGGACGGCATCACCAAGACCTGCACCACAGCCCAAGAGACGGCCTACAAGCTGGCCCGGGACGAGCAATACAACATCTTTTCCTTTGGCGCAAACTGGGCTTTCTACGAGCTGGAACAGGCCGCAGGTGTGACGTTCGGGCTGACCCTGTACAACACCGAAGCGGTCAAGCTCCTGCTGAAGGAGAACCCCCGCATGGTGCCCAACAAGCGCATCAAGAGCGAGAGCAACCGCACCTATGACGCCCGGGTGTTCAATCGCTACGTCATGCAGGGCATCGTGCAGGGCAAGAGCGTCCACGACATCGCCGTGCAGGCCGTAAACGGCATGGCTGATACGGAGATCCACTGGGCTATGAACAACGCCATCACGGCCCTTACCAGTGCCCAGAACGCCGGGGCTTTGCAGCAGATGAGAAACGCTCAGGCTTTGGGCATCGAGGTCAAAAAGCGCTGGAACTCCACCCACGACTACCGCACCCGTGAGATGCACCGTCTGCTTGACCAGCAGACGGCAGAGCTTGACGAGCCGTTCAAGGTCATGGGTTACGAGATTCAGCGCCCCGGCGACCCCAACGCAGCGCCGGAGATGGTCTACCACTGCCGCTGTGTGTTGTCCTCTGCGCTGGGCAAATATCCCCGGCAGAACGCCATGCAGCGGGACAATGTGACCAAAGAGACCGCCCCCGTCATGGATTACACCGAGTGGTATAAATCCAAGGGCGGAAAAGAAAAAGAGCAAATGTGGTGGGCAGAAGAGCGAAAACGCAGAAAGGAGAGTGTCAAGAATGAGTAAACGAGGCTCTTGAAGTTCGACAAGGGTAAAATCTGGCGGCGGTGGTGGAGCTGGCGCAAAACAAAAAGAGCTTTTTACTGTTGGAAAAGATGGCGTGAAAACCTATAAGGAAACCGATGAAGGCGTTCGTGCGTTCTTTCACATAAGTGATAATGTTTGCATTTGGAACAAAGGATTTGATGTACTTGAGGGCGATAAAAGGCCCGTAAGCATGAAGCGAAGCCAGCAATGGGATTATTTGAAAAACCACAACATCAACGAATTTAGACTTGAAGTTGCAAAAGGCCAAGAAAAGAGAGCCTTAAAACAAATGGAAGATTATGGCTATCATGTTGTGGCAAAACGAGCAGCAAACGAAAACGCTACAGCATTGCATCATACGGTTTACTACTATATGTCCAAAAAGAAAATGCAAAGGCTTGGTCTGGATTTTAAGGTAGAAACCTATTGGAAAAAAGGATGGAAAGGCTAAAGGCTTGGAGGGATAAACCGTGATTCTGCCGATGGAAAACACCGAGAAAATGATTTTTCCGGGCGTGGGCAAGTATGGCATCCCTGAAATCAAGCCAGAAACGGACATCCGCATTGACAAGCTGGAATGGATCCCGGTCAATTATGCGCTAACGGCCAAAGACAAGGCCACAAAAGGCGTGCATTTTTACAAGGACGATTACCAGTTTGAACGGTTCTGGAACAACCCTGACAAGTACATCCCCCTTTTGCAGCAGTTCGGCGCTGTATGTTCGCCGGATTTTTCGCTTTACAGCGATATGTCGCTTGCGGTGCAGCTTTTCATGCACTACAAAAAGCACTGGCTTGCCGCATACTGGCAGGCGCACGGCATCCACGTCATTCCAACGCTCTGCTGGTGCGGTGAGCAAAGCTATGATTGGTGCTTTGATGGTGAGCCGAGAAACGCCATTGTGAGCATTTCGAGCCACGGCACACAATCCGACCCATACGAAGCGGAGTGCTTTGCCAAACACTGCCGCAAGGCGCTGGAAGTGCTGCAACCAAGCGGTATTTTGTGGTACGGCAAGTGTCCGGCAGAATTTGACTGGAACGTGACCAAAATTAAGCCATTTCAATACGAAAGGAGGCACTACCGTGAGTAAAAGAGGTTCGGGCAGCTCTGCGAGAGCGGGCGTCAGATTCAAAATTACAAAGAATGAAAGAGAAAAGGCCAAAGCATATATAGACCAAGTCGTACAAAAGCGCTGGGATTCTTTGGAAAACGTAAAAATTACAAAAACACATGAAGGCCGTATCGATATTTCCTATGATGCAAAAAAGACCAGAGAGCATTACAGAATGGGCAGAATGAACGCCTATTATGACACGATTGAAACTGTTGCGCACAGAGAAAATGTGCTCTGGTTTCAAAATGGAAAGCTTGTCCATATTGATACCGGGTCACTTAATCCAAAAAATGTTTCAACTGAACGAGTGATTAAAACTCGCAAAGAGGGTGGAACAACAAGGCGAAAAAAGAAAAAGTAAACCATGAAATTTGAATACGACATTAAATTCACCGACAACACCCCGCAGCTGCATGAGGCGCTGGACTCGTGGGCGGAGCGGGTGCTGACCAGCTGGGGCATGAAGGTGCAGGACTACGCACAGCTGCTTGTGCCCACAGGCACGGCAGACAGCACGGGCATTGAGGGCTACGTGGGCGGTGCGCTCAAGCAGAGCCTGACCTTTGCCCTCGACCTTGCAAAAAAGACCGTGACCATCGGATCAAATCTCTTTTACAGCGTCTACGTTGAGCTTGGCACGGGCATCTTTGCCGAGAAAGGCAACGGACGCAAAACGCCGTGGGTCTGGAAGGATTTCAACGGCAAGTGGCACTTTACCCGGGGCATGGCCCCTCGCCCGTTCCTCCGCCCGGCGGTGGAGGAGCACATTGACGAGCTGCGAGAGATCGCAGTGGAAGAGGGAAACAAGGAGGTATAAGAATGACAGAGCTTGAAATTTTGAGCGCATTGCTTGAAGCTGCTGCGAAAAGGCAGATGGAAGCCGATGAAGCATATCACAAAGCCGCCGAAGAGGTGGAAAGCATAAAGGCAGAAATGGTGAGAGTAAAAAACAAGCGAGAAAAAGAACTTGATGCTGTTGGCGAGTTGCTTTGCAAGGGAAGAACGGCACGAAAAGAACTTCAAAAAATTTGCGATGTTGCGTACGGCAATGAAGCCAAAATCAAAATTTCGGTGTATCTTCCAGCTTCTGAGCTTAACGATACAGATTTTCAACTCTACCTCTAAAATTTAATATCTAGCGGTTGGCGCACAGCGTCAGCCGCTTTTTTATGCCGTTTTAGCTCAGTCTGGCAGAGCACCGGACTTTTAATCCGGGGGCCGCGGGTTCGATTCCTGCAAGCGGCACCACACCGGCAGCACGTCCGGCAAATAAACCTTATTGCCAAGCATGGCAGCCCGAGCAAGGGCAGAAAGGACTATCACATGGCACTCGAACGCAAGACTCTCCGGGCGATTCTGGAAGATGAAACGACCGACACCAGCGGCAAGCTCAAGAAAATTCTGGACGTGCTGCATGAGGAAACGGACACCTTGCAGAACCAGATCGATGAGAAGAACGCAGCCCTCGCCAAAGCCGAAAAGGACCGTGATGCAGCCAACGGCGGCAAGCAGGCCGCTGAAAAGGCACTGACCGACTACAAGGCCCAGCAGACCAAGAAGGACGCCCACGCAGCCAAGGAAGCCAAGTTCCGGGAGCTGCTGAAGTCCGCCGGGGTGCTGGACAAGTATGCAGATCGGGTCGTGCGGCTGTCCGGCGAGGATATCGACAAGCTGGAGCTGGATGATAAGGGCGAGGTCAAGGACGCCAAGAAGCACACTGACAGCCTGAAAGCTGATTGGAGCGACTTCGTAGGCACCACGACTACCACCGGCGCAAAGGTGGACACCCCGCCCACCAACACCGGCTCCAAAATGACCAAAGACCAAATTTTTGCAATCAAGGACGCTGGCGAGCGCCAGGCGGCCATTGCAGCAAATGCCGACCTGTTTACAGGCGGCGGAAAGGACTAACACATGGCAGCAAAGACCAATCTGATCACCACTACCGAGATCACCGTCAACCCCCGGGAAATCGACTTTGTGACACGCTTCCAGCGCAACTGGGAGCACCTGCGGGAGATCATGGGCATCATGCGTCCCATCCGGATGCAGCCCGGCACCGTGCTGAAAAGCAAGTACGCCCAGGGCACCCTGCAGAGCGGCACCGTGGCAGAGGGCGAGGAGATTCCCTACAGCCAGTACACCGTCAAGGAGAAGGACTACGGCAAGATCACAATCGAAAAGTACGCCAAGGCCGTCTCCCTGGAGGCAATCCAGAACTATGGCTATGATGTGGCCGTGCAGAAGACCGATGACGAGTTCCTGTTCGACCTGACCGCAAAGGTCACGGACAAGTTCTACAAGTACCTGAACACTGGCAGCCTGAAGGGTACCCCCAAGACCTTCCAGATGGCTCTGGCCATGGCAAAGGGCAGCGTGGAGAACAAGTTCAAGAATATGCACCGCACCGTCACCGGCGTTGTGGGCTTTGCCAACGTCCTGGACGTGGCGGAGTACCTTGGCACCGCCCCGATCACCATCCAGAACCAGTACGGCTTCCAGTACATCAAGGATTTCATGGGCTACAACACCATCTTCCTGCTGTCTGACGGCGAGATCGCAAAGGGCAAGGTCATTGCCACTCCCGTGGACAACATCGTGATGTACTACGTTGACCCCTCCGACAGCGACTACGCCAAGGCTGGGCTGGTGTACACCACCGCAGGCGAGGCCAGCAACCTGATCGGCTTCCACACCCAGGGCAACTACACCACCGCCGTCTCTGAGAGCTTCGCCATCACCGGCGTGACCCTGTTTGCTGAGTACCTGGACGGCATCTCTGTCCAGACCATTACCCCGGGTGAATCGGTCTAACCTGCAAGGGGGTGACTTTGCATGACCGTCCCAGAGCTGTGCGTTTACACGCACAATTTTTTTGACCGGGCAGATGATCCCGTTGCCGGGGAGTTTGCTTTTGAGCCGGATACCGTGCCCGCCGGGGTAGTGCCGGGGCAGTATTTCCTCGTGTGTGGATCCATTTTCAATGACGGCGTGCACAAGGCCGGGGACGGCGATCTGACTGCTGAGACCTTCACCGGGACGGTGCAGCCCATGCGCGTGCCGCCTGATTTTGTGGCGCTGGCTGAAAAAATCGACGCATACGACAAGGTGCTCCCGGCCGGCGGCGTGTATGTGTCCCAGTCCTTTGCCGGGTGGTCCGGCACGATGGCTACAGGCGCGGACGGCCTGCCTGCCGACGGCAAGACTCGCTATAAATCCGAGATCAATCATTGGAGGAAGATGTGACATGGTCAACGCGTTCACTGCATCCACCGTGATGCAGAGCTTTACCCAAAAATACCGTTTTCAGACCCGCAGCTATGAGCCGGACGGCGTGGGCGGCTTTGTTTCCGGCTGGAAGGACGGCCCCGAGTTTGAGGCCGTGGAACGCCACGACACCACCGTGGAAGCTCAGGTGGCAGAGCAGGCTGACACGGCATCTACCTATACCCTGCTGGTCAGCACCGGCGTTCCGCTGGCTTTCCCGGACTACATCAAGCGGGTAAGCGACGGGCAGACCTTCCAGATCACCAGCGCAGCAGACGAAACCAAGGCCCCGCCGGAATCCGGCATGGGGCTGCGAGCCGTCAAGTGCAAAAAGGCGGTGTTGCCGTAATGGGACCGTCTGAGAGCATCAACCGGGCGCTGAACACGTTCTTCAACGGGTTTGGCATCCCCGGCTATCTGGAAGATAACATCCCGCCCGCCGCTTTCCTGCCCTACCTGACCTACAAGCCCACCATCCCCGGCGGGTGGAACGAGACGGCATCCTTCCACGCCCGGCTGTGGTACCCCAGTAAGGGCGGCAGAGCCCCCATCCTGCAAACCGAAGATACGATCAGCGCGGCCCTCCCAAGAGGTGGTTTGACTATCAAATGCGAGGGCGGCGCTATTCTTTTGGACAAAGACGATAAAGATTGGGCGCAGCCGCTCAACAACACGCCTGAAGGGTATCTGTGCGAATACCTTATTTTTGAACTTACACGGCTTATACCGTGAGTAAAGGAGCAATATGGCTGAAACTTTAGCAAAGAAGTTTAACGTCAACGTTTTGACAGCGGAGGCTTTCAAGAGCATCCCCAAGGGCTCGGGCAACATTTTGTCCGATTTCTCGCTTGAGACCCCGAAAATTGATGAAACAAACGTCATTCACGCCACACAGGGCGGCGTAACTATCACCTATCAGAACTCCACCGAGGATACTCTTTCCGAAATCGACAACGCCCCCACAAATACAAAGCAGGGCGTGGAAGTCACCGGAACGACCGCAACCATCTCTTACACGACTCCCAACGCAGACCCTAAGAGCATCCAGCTTGCTATTGGCACTGCGGACATCGACCCGGAAGACCCCACCCACGTGGTTGCACGCCTGAAAACCGCTTTGACGGATTTCAAGCCCATTTGGTGGGTCGGCCCCATGATCGGCGGCGGTTTTATCGCGGTCAAGCTCTATAATGCCATGTCCACCGGAGGCCTGAGCCTGAAATCTGAGCATCGCGGCGGCGGCTCGATGCAGATCACGCTGACCGCTTTTGCAGACCTCGAGAACCCCGAACAGGCCCCGATGGAGTTCTACTCTATCACAAAGGCCGCGTCCTGATGTAAGGAGGAAAGACATGAAGGAAATCATTGATCTGGAAGGCAAGGAGTACCTTGCAAAAACTTATAAGCTGGCAAAGGCATACAAGCAGTGCCTTGTTGACACGGGCGCGGTGGCGGCGGCAACTCAGCTTGCGCCGCTGACTGGCAACGAAACCCCGGAGGAGAAGGCCAAGAAGATTGCAGAACAGGGTGCGAAAAATGCGGAAGAAATGATGCGCATGATCTACAAAGAGCACGCAGACATGACCGAAAAGGTCCTGCCGCTCTTTGTGGTGCTGGATAAGGGCGAAGAGCTTCCGCCTACCAGAAAGCTGGCCGCAGCAATGTCCCGCGCGCTGTCTGATGACGATTTCATGGCTTTTTTGAAATCCTTGATGTGATCGGCGTGGAAGGATATAAACGGATGGTTTCAACCATTCGTCTGGATTTGCTGGAACTTTTCGGCAAGTCCTATATCCTCGACCACATCAAAAAAGAAATCAGAAACCACGATGAAGTTCAATTCTACCGCGATTGCATAGCAGATGCCGTTGGCGGTCTTGCGGGAGCTAACGCTCTTTATTCCTACGTTGCTTCGTATACATTCCCGCTTTATGTAAAGCAGATCGACAAGCGGTCTGCGGCGGAGATCACGGAAGAAAACAGCAAGGCTCTTGAAGAGCTGTGCGGAGGGGGTGATGGAACCTGAAACTTTTTGAATTGAGCGCCACCCTCGGGCTGGACGACAGCGCCTACCGGCAGGGCATCCAGAATGTGCAATCTGATACAAAAAAGACCGTTTCTTCGCTGTCAGGAGAGTACAGCAAGGCCGCAAAGGCCGTAGTGGAGCTGACCAGACGTTACAACGAATCGGTGGGCAAAACCGGCAAAGCGTCCTCTGAGACCAAAAATCTCAAGACCATGTTGGCGCAGGCAGAAGCACAGCTCAGGGCAACCACGACCGCGCTGAAAGCTGCAGACAACGGCATGGATGGCTTTGCCAGCTCCACGGATAAAGCGTCCGGCAAATCTCTGGCCAACGCCATTACACAGGGCACGGTCATGGCAAATGTTTTCTCGAAGCTCGGCTCCACTGCACTCAATGCCGCAGAGGGGTTCATCTCTTCCGGCATCGAGTACAACGCCCAGATCGAGAAATACACCACCGGCTTTACCAATATGCTGGGCAGCGCGGAAGCCGCCCAGCAGGTCATGAGCCAAATCCAGGAAGACGCGGCAAAAACCCCCTTTGACGTGGCGAGCCTGACACAGGCCAACCAGTACCTGATCTCTGCGGGCGAGAACGCTTCCTATGCACGCAATACCATCATGGCACTGGGCGACGCGGTCTCTGCGACCGGTGGCGGCAACGACGAGTTGAACCGCATGTCCCAGAACCTGCAGCAGATCGCCAACACCGGCAAGGCGACAGCAGCCGATATCAAGCAGTTTGCTTATGCTGGCATCGACGTGTACGGCATTCTTGCCGACTACACGGGAAAAAGTACCGCCGAAGTGCAGAACATGACCATCAGTTATGATCTGCTGACGCAGGCTTTGCAGGCCGCATCTGAAGAGGGCGGGCGTTACTACAACAGCATGGACACCCAGAGCCAGACCATGAATGGCCGCGTGTCTACCCTGCAGGACAATGTAAAGCAGCTGGCGGGATTGCTGACCGGCGATTTATCCAGCGGCGTCGGCGTTATAATCGGAAATCTGAATGATCTGATCGTAAAGGCGCAGGAAGCCTACAAAACGGACGGCTGGATTGGTCTCGCAGGCGCGATCACCGGCCTGACGGAGCCTATCAACACGGCAAAAAACGCTTTCAAGGACTTCGCGAGCAAAGCCACCACATGGCTGGATCAGCTGAGCTATAAGCTCAACCGTTTTCTCGGAAAAGCTGCCACGGCTGACTTTGACACTTACGAAGAGTACGCGGATGCAAATAACCGGAAGAGCAACAAAAACCGTTTACGGCAGAATGCTAAAAAAGGTATAGGCATCAGCAACAAAAGCTGGTCTGAGCGTCAGGCAGAGCTGGCGGCAGCCAGCGGCAACGGCGGCAGCTCCATTACAACCAGCCCATCTGGTTCTTCCGCTGGCAAAAAATCCAGATCCTCCGGCTCCAAGTCCACCACCGAAACTGTCATTTCGTCCATCTCCAGCACAGCTACCACCACCGCGCAGAATGCGCTGGGCGCTGTGACCACCAGCATCCAGACCCTTACCGAGAAGGTCAAGGACAGCTCCGGCAAGATCAAAGACCGCATCACCGAGACCACCACCACGACCGGCAAGGAGATGGTGAACGGCGTCGCCACGACCTTTAAGCAGGTCGAGACCAAAGTCAACGGCACGGTCACAAAGGTCACAAAGACCTATGACGACATGTCAAAGTCGCTGCTTGGCACCTTTACCAACGTCTCGGAAACCACCTTTGACGGCATCACCACAAAGGTGCAGCAGGCGGTGGAAAAGTACGCGGACGGCAGCGAGCATATCAAGAAGACCGTCACAGAGACCGGGCAGCGCATCGGCGAGAACGGCGCGGAGACCTACGAGAAGATCATCACCTACATCGACGGCGTTCAAGACAAGATGACGGAGACCTCTACTCTCATTGACAAGAGCGTGAAGGGCACCCAAAACCGCATTGACCAGCAGCTGAGCGAGGCTTCCGGCCAGCTGGATAAGGGCATTTTCGGGCTGGTAAAAAGCGCCTTTAGTGATGCCAAAAACGGTGACTGGGGCGGTCTCGCTCTGGATTTTGTCAATCTGATCTGGGGAGAAGTGTCGCAGAAGCAGCGTGACGTGATCTCTGATTGGCTCAATAAGGCACTGACCGCGGTCAATGAGGGCTACTTCAGTGGCGGCATCGGCAAGGCATTTGATATCTTCCAGAAGCTTTTTTCTGACGGCGGGGTAAAATCCGATATCGACGGTGTGACCAATTCGGTCAAGGCTTTTGGTGAGATCGTCAACGGTCTTGCAGGCTCCGGCGGCGTGGGCGGCGCTCTAGGCAGCATCGTCCAGAGCTTTTCCGGCATGGCTGGCGGCATCACCTCTGCACTGGGCAACATCGTGTCCTTTGTGGCAGCAAACCCCGTCCTTGCCCTGATCCTGGGCGTGGGCGCAGTCGCCGGCGGCATTGGCCTTGCCATGTGGATGGACAAGAAGAATAATCAGAAGCCTGTCAGCCACTACCAGAGTCCCTTTGACAAAACCGGCGTGTATGACAGTCTGGGCACCTTCTCCACCCGTGCGGCCCTGCAGTACCGCGTTACCGGCCAGCAGTCCATTGTTGACCGGCAGACCAGCATTCTGGAACGCATCGAGGGGATGCTGGACGAGCATCTGCCCGACATCGGCAAGGGTCAGGTGGTCATGGATTCCGGTGAACTGGTGGGCGTGCTGTCGACCCGCATGGCGACCAACGTAGATGCACGCATCGGCGTGACAGTGGAACGGAAAGCGAGGGGTGTGTAATGGCAAAGCTTCTGGGGGCAAAAATCGGCAATTTTCACACCCTGACAGATTGGGGGCTGTACCTCAAGGTAGGCAGCCCTAAAATCGGCGCGGCAGAACCGGAAGAATACCTTGTGCAGGTCACCGGATCCGATTCACTGCTGAACCTGACCACATGGGACGATGGCAAGGTGCACTATAAAAAGCGCACCATCACCATGGAACTGCTGTGCAACGCGCCAAAAAGCAAGTGGCCCAGCATCGAAAGCACCATCGCCAACGCCATTCATGGCAAGTGGCTGCAGTGCCGCTTTGATGAAGACCCGGCGTGGTACTGGGAAGGGCTTTGGAAAGTCACACCATCCCGCGACCGGCTTTCCAGCGCCTTTACCATCACCGGCACCTGCAACCCCTTCAAGCGCAGCGTCTACGACGGCACCAACGACTGGCTGTGGGATGACTTCAACTTTGAAACGGACATCGTGCGCAACTACACGAATATCCCGCTCAAGGCGGGCGAGGACAAAGAGGTGTCCATCACCGGTGCACCGCGTGCGGCCGGCATCTACTTCCAGCGCAGCGAGACCGCCGCAAACATCGCGGTGTCTCTCAATGGCTTTGAGGTGGGCATTCTGGCCAAGTCCACCGACTGGCAGTATATCGAGGGGCTTACTATGCCGGATGGCGTAGTGGGCACCCTCGTTTTTGCTGCATCGGCAGACTGCAGCATCAGCATCAAGTATTTGGGGGCAAGCCTATGAGTTACAAAGTTTATGCTGGTGTGCAGACGGATGTAGACACATGGAAAACTAAGGTCTGTATCCACGATATCAGCGACATTACCGACACGAAAAAGCTCATCAGCCCCACGCTGACCCGCGAAGTGGGTAAAGCTGGCTCTTTTGAGTTTACCATGCCGCTGGGCAATGTGGCACACTCTGCGCTGCAAAAGCTGCGCACTACGGTAGAGGTGGAACAGGACGGCGTTTCCATCTGGCAGGGCCGCCCCATGAGCCATGAGCAGGATTTTTTGATGCGTCAGAAAATCTACTGCGAAGGAGAGCTTGCGTATCTGAATGATAGCGGTCTTGCGCCGTACGCTGCAAAAAATGTGAGCTTTTCGCAGTTTTTGGAATGGATCTGCGATAACCACAACGGAATGGTAGATGCATACAAAGCTTTTACTCCTGGCAATGTGCAAATGGACATTCCCATGATCGTGCCCTATATCGACGGCATCAAAGTCGTGCAGGTGGGTTACAGCTACGATTCTAATGATGGAGATTACATTTACCATTGGGGAATTGTAGATCCCGTGGATGGAAAGACGAATATTTTCTATGAGGAAACAGAGATCGACAAAGCTTCCTGCCTGAGCTGGGAAATCGATGAAGAGCACATTGCGGAAGGTCGCATTATTTCACGGATTGGAAGCAACAATTTCCGCGTGCGTCTGTTTGCAGCCTATGTAAAGGGCAAAACGTACGCCGCAAAGGTCGAAGTGAAAAAAGCCGAAATCGTCTGCGGTACTTGCAACAAAAATTTTGGCACGTACTCCATTTACAACGTTGAGCAGGCATCTGAATCCAAGACCTTTAAGATCACCGAGCAAAACGGGAAATACATCCTTGCTATCAACGGCAAGACTGATTCTCGCTTTTTGTTTGATGTGAAGGAACCTACATACAGCTTTGGCGATGGAAAAAACTATGGCGTTACATGGGACATCTTGCAGAGTGAGCTGGTGGAAAAGTACGGCGGATATCTGGTGCTGCGCCATGCAGAAGATCCTGACGGAAAACCGCGCCGGTATCTGGACTATCTGCAGGCGATCACCGATAAAAACAGCCAGACGGTGGCTTTTGGAACAAACTTGCTGGATTTGACCAGCAACGTCAAAGCAGAGGATATCTACACGCGGGTGATCGCGGTAGGTGCCAAAAAGATAACATGGCTTGTTTTTTCGTGGGGCGAGACCATCACAGAAACCGCAAACGATCTGGCTGCGCAAAAGCTTTTTGGCATCATCACAAAAGTGATCTTTATTGAAGGCATCGAAAGCACGCCGCAGTCTTTGCTGGATGCGGCAGAGGAAGAACTTGCCAAAAATCTGCGCTATCTGAACGGCATGACAGTCAAAGCGGTCGATCTGAAAGACGCTGATATTGATGTCAGCCGTATTGCAATTGGAAAGCAAACGCACATTTTCTCTGCACCGCATGGTGTAGATACCTGGCTGCTGTGTTCCAAACTTGTTGAGCCGTTGGATTCGCCGGATAAAAAGGAGTTTACATTTGGCACTGAGTTTTCCAGCATCAGCGACCTGCAGGCTTTGAGTGCACGCAAAGCGTCCGATGCTTACGATTTGAGTCGATCGCTCAAAGGGTACATGTCAGGTTAATGAGACAGGAGGTGTTTTATGGATAAAACTTTTGATGAAGCCATTGCGGGAATCCGTAAGGCTGAGCGCGGCGTGGAAGTCCGCGAGGACATTGCACAGGGCATGGAGTACGTCAAGCAGTACGCCGAGGAAGTGACAGACCAGCAGCAGGCCGCCCTGCAGGCCGCTCAGACCGCCACCGGAGCAGCCAGCACCGCGACGAAAAAGGCCGCAGCAGCTGCAGAGAGCCAAAACGCAGCCCAGACCGCCGCAGCCAGCGCAAGCAAAGACGCACAGTCAGCATCCGCAGACGCAACGAACGCGGCGAGCTCTGCCGCTTCTGCCAAAGCTGAAGCGGACAGGGCTGCGGCTATTGTACGCACCGATAAGACGCTAAGCGTCGAGGGCGCTCCGGCTGACGGAAAGGCTGTTGGTGACGCGCTGAAAGGCGTGATAAGCGCAGACGCTGTAAAGACCTTGATTGCAGACGCTCTGGCAGAAGACCATGCCAAAATCAAATTTTGGATTTCGGAAGACCCCACCAGCCCCGCCGCACTGTTCGGCGGTACATGGCAGGAGATTGCGCAGAACCGGGTGCTGATGGGTGCATCCTACGCCCACGCAGCGGGTACCACCGTGGAGGCCGGTCTGCCCAACATCACAGGCAGCTTAATAGAAACGAAAGCAGAGAACTCCCCATTCCGTGGTTCAAAAGCAAGTTTGTCGAAATCAGGAGCTTTAAAATTCACAGAGGTTAATACTGATTGGGGTGGCTACAGTAGTTTGTCAGGTTCGGCGTACAATATTAAATTTGATGCTTCCCTCTCGAATCCAATCTACGGCCGCAGCACCACAGTGCAGCCTGCCGCCTACTATGTGCACATCTGGCGGCGCGTGGCCTGAGAAAGGAGGTTTTGAACCATGAAGATCATTGACGAGACCGGCACGGTCGTGGAAAACCCCGACCTGACCCTTGGGTATCTGGTGGACGACACCGAAGAAGTCACCCACCCCGCCGTAGAGGGCGTGGAGGAGCAGTGGCACTGGGAGACCGTGACTGAGTACCCCAACGGCGGCAGGGACGTACAGAAAATCATCGACCGTCCCGGCGTTCAGGCGCAGGAGGAATGGGTGGAACAGGTGCCGGTGCAGAGATACATCCGCTACACCGCCGAAGAGCTGGCCGCGCAGGAAGAAGAGCGCAAAAAGGCCGAAGCCTGGGAGAAGCTTCCGGAGACGGTGGCGGCACTGCAAAAAGAAAACGAGATGTTGAAACAGTGCTTGCTTGAAATGAGCGAGATTGTTTATGCATAAAATCACACAAAAAATCGAAAGGATGGTACTTATGATGGCTATGTTATGGGCACAGGAAATTATGTCTGCTGAGACTATGGAGGAGGCAAAAGCCCTGTATAAGCGTTGTCCCCGCCTGCTGAAGGAGAAGGTCAAGGCAATTCTTATCAAGAGCGGCTTTGAGGAGATCACGCAGTAAGGAGGACGCTATGGCTGAAATCATGGATGTATCCCGATATCAGAGCACGATCAACTGGGAGAAGGTCAAAGCGAGCGGCAAGGTGGACGGTGTGATGATTCGCGCCATGGGCAACAGTGCAAAGGGCAGACCCAGCGCCCCCTACACTGACCCGCAGTTTGCCCGCAATTACAGCGAGTGCAAGCGGCTGGGCATACCCTGCGGCGTGTATGGCTACTTTAAAGCGGTCAACCGGGAACAGGCCGACAAGGAGCTGGCGTACTTCAAGAAGCTGCTCACCGACCGGAGCTTTGAGCTGCCGGTGGCCGTGGACATCGAGGACGAGGTGCAGAAGCCGCTTGGCAAGGCCGCGCTGACCGACCTGACGGCCTACATGCTGAGCACGGTGGAAAGCTGGGGCGTGTACGCTCTGCTCTACACCGGTTTGTGGTTTGGCAGTACCTTCCTGTACATGGGCGGCGCGGCCCTGAAGCCATACGACGTGTGGCTGGCTGCCTACCGCACGAAGAAGCCCGCGCCCAGCTGGCCCTTTGGCATGTGGCAGTATACCAGCAAGGCCCGTGTGCCCGGTGTGACCACCAACGTGGACATGTCCCACGCATACAAGGACTATGCGGGTATCATCAGCAAGAAGGGTCTGACCCGTCTCCGGGAGGAAAAGTGACCGAAAAAGAAGCTTTACTGTGGGTGCTGGGCATTCTGGGCAGCCTGTGCGCTGCGGCCATCACCATCGACAAGGTGCTGGACATCATCCACAAGTACGTCAAAAAGGCACAGGCCCCCGACGATGCGCAGAACAAGCGAATGGATACGCTCGAAAAAAGACTTGGCGTGCTGGAACAGGGACAGCTTCAGCACGCACAGGCCCTTGCAAGAGACCTGCGCCGCTTTGACGGCCTCGATGAAGAAATGCGTCTCGTACTCGTTGGCGTACAAAATCTTTTGGATTCGCAGCTGTCCGGCAACAATCGCGAAGGTATGCAAAAAAGCAAATCCGATATCAACAACTACCTGCTGAAAGGAGTAACAAATCATGGAAGCAATGTTTAACTTTATCCCCGCACCCGTCGCCCTGGTTCTGATGGCCTTGGGCTTTATTTCTCTGGCCGTTGGTGCTATCCGGCTGGGTTACAAGCAGTACGTCAAGCAGTGGGCGCTGGAGCTCGTGACCATCGCTGAAAACAGCATCATGGGCAGCGGTCAGGGCGCAAAGAAAAAGGCACAGGTCTTTGCCGCGCTGCGCGGCGCACTGCCGGACTGGCTGAAGCCTTTCATCACCGATGAAGTGCTGGACAGCGTGATCGAAAAGGCCGTCAGCATGATGAAAAAGGCACTGGCAGACAAGAAGCCTACTATCAACAAGGGGTAATTTATGATTGAGCAAAGCGTATCTCTCGCATCCAATGGCGTCGTCAAAGTGCCGGGCTATGAGCAGCTGGTGCGCTTTGGCTACACCAAAAACCGGGGCGTGTACCGCCTTGCCGTCACCGCTTCCGGCGAGTGGGAGGGCCTGACCATCCGCTGCTTCTGGCACGTCCCGGACGGCAAAGACCCGGCATCCTCGCTGGTGGTGGACGGCTATGTGGACGTGCCCGCCAGCGTGACTGCACAGCCCGGAAGCGGGTGCATCACCTTTGAGGGCAGCGACGGCACCAAGACCGTGACCAGCGCAGACCTGCGGTACCGCGTCAGTGCCAACAGCGGCACGGAGGACGGCACAGAGCCGGAACCGGGCACCCCTGCATGGCAGCAGTTGGTGGATGCCGTACACACCGATGTCACCGCCGCAGAGCAAGCCAAGACCGATGCACAGACCGCAGCGCAGCAAGCTGCTACCAGTGCGGGCAATGCAGACCAGAGCGCTCAGGAAGCCGCTGACAGCCTGCAGAAGCTGAAGGACGGCATCGCAAGCGGTGACTTAAAAGGCGAGAAGGGTGACAAGGGCGACACTGGCCCCCTCGGCCCGGTCGGCCCGCAGGGTGAGCAAGGCCCTCAAGGCCCCACGGGTGCGACTGGTGCCACTGGCCCGCAGGGCGAAAAGGGTGATACCGGCCCGCAAGGCCCTAAAGGTGAGACTGGCCCTGCCGTAGCACTAGACACCACCCTCACCCACGAGGGCGAAGCCGCTGACGCAAAAGCCACAGGTGACGCTATCAGCGCAGTAAAGGCCCGGCAGAACATTCTTGTGGGCACTGAAACAGGCAACCCTATCTCCGTTGACGACGCTTTCCCTGCGCCCTTGTGCGGCCTGACCGTGTACGGTAAGAGCACGCAGGACGGCACACCCACGCCAGATGCACCTGTGCCTATTGTGAGTGCAGGTGACGGCGGGAGCGTGACGGTGACCTTGAGCGATGGGAAAGGCAAAACGCAAACTCTCGCCCTTCCCACCCCAACCGGCTTGCCCGGCATCCCTGTCACCTCTGGCGGCAACTACACCGACAGCACGGGCCAACAGTGGGTGTGCGACGAGGTGGACTTGGAGAGAGGGGTGAAGGTGCAGAGGGTAAATCGACTAAAATTGGATGCCTTGTCGTGGCAATATGAACTCACACCGACAAACAAAAGCGACACTTTTATTTCTGACGTTCCTGCATCGCAAGACGGCACAACGCGAGGACATTCTTTGTGTCAATATGCTGTTTTTGACGGTGTTGCTTATGATATCGAAATGAAAGAGGCTTGTAGATGCTATGTGTGGATCAAAAGCGTAACGCTGCAGTTTAAGGCTGGTTCGGGTATTAATTCGGTCGATGCCTTTTCTGATTGGCTTAAAGCACGCCCAGACGCAAGCATTTTTTACTGTCTCGCCACCCCCATCGAAACTCCGCTCACCCCTGACGAACTTGCCGCCTACAAAGTCCTCACAGCGTACGGCCCTGACACGGTGGTGCAGGCGAGTGACGGTGCTGGCATCAAGTTGGACTACCAGCGGGACGTAAATCTCGCCGTCAAAAATCTTGAGGACGCAATCGCGTCCATGACCTAAGGAGGTACACATGGCTATCAAAAGCAAAGCCCGGCATGACCTGACCCTGCGCTCCATCAAGCGGGAAATCGCCGCAGGACGCGACGTGGCATACTGGCTGGACAAAGCGTACACCCATCTGGACAGCGGCCTGCTGACGGAGGACGACATCGCAGAGGTGGAAGCCCTTGCGCAAGCGTACTACGATGCACTGGACGCTAAAGACAAGGCGAACGCTGAGGAAATCACGCAGTAAGGAGGCAAAAATGTTTCATTATCACTACATCAAAGTCATTGCTGATTCTGAAAACATGAGTACGGAAGAAATCACTTCTGTTCTGCAAAAATACTTTGCAAAACAGAACGATGGTTTTTACCTCGAAATCGACTTGGATAATCATGCCGCTGATTTCGATGGCAGCGGAAAATGGCTCATGCGGTTGGAAGGAAATATTTTGCGGCTAAATGGCGAATACGTTGCGTTCAGCGGTGTGCAACAAAACAACCCGAATGATAGCGTTATCGTCAAAATTTCCGCAATTCGTTATCTCATTGTTCACAATAAGGAGTGATATCATGGCAAGCACTACATACCGTCATCTCGGTGACGTCACCGGGATGTTCGCCGCACAAGAGCAATTTCGTGACATCACGAAAATGGTCTGCGCACGTTTTCGTGGCCTTACGAAAACATACCATCTCGGCAATGTCAACAAACTGGTGACGTTTTGTCACCGTTTCGCCGTCATTGGCAATATGGTGCGCAACGCCGGACAGCTGCCGCAGCCTTTTTGGCTCGGTGCTGTCTGTGGCGGCGGCTCGCGTGGTGCTGCCCCCTGCGCTGCGAGGGCTTGACCGAAAGAGGATGATCGCCGCCATCAAAAGCGCGCCGCTTGGGAGGGTTGACCGAAAGATAGCTCTTTTGCGGTACGTTGAGCGGCTCCCACAAGCTGACATTGCCGCGCAGACACATTACAGCCGGACAGCGATAGGCTACCGGCTGAAAAGCATTGAAAAAATGCTGGATGTGTGATATACTAATCATGGTTATAGGATTAGCTTTGAGCTTCTGCTCAGGCAATTCAAAAACGGCAGGCTTTCGGGTCTGCCGCTTTTCTTTTTGCACGGATTGTGGTATAATAACATCAACAAATCCACCCGGCCTCTCGAAGAAGCGCATTAGGGTGGATATTTGAAAGGCTGCGGCCTTTGTAGAGAGCGGCATTGCCTGTGGGCGGTTCCGCTCTTGATTTTAGACTTTGCCGTTTTGGCGGCACAAACCCCCGGTGTTCCGTTTGGAGCATCGGGGGTTTCTTTATGCCAGTGCCAGCGCCTCCTTTACCGTTTTGCAACGGCAGGACACGCTGTGCATGAACCGGCTCGCTTCTTCGTAGGTGGCAAAGCGAACAGTGGCTTCTGCACCAAGCTCACCCTTTTCCCGCAGGGTCACAGAGTATACTCTGCCTTCGGGGAAGTCGCTGTTGACCATCGGCTTCCTGTTCGGCATAAACGGAGACGGGATGGAAGTGAGCTCTCCGCTCAAGGTGGTGCAAAACTCGTCATAGTGGCTCATCCCATCTTCCGTGATGAGATAGGGGTTCTTGATTTTGCTGTTCATAAGGTTCAACCTTCCTTTCAGTCATATAAAGCCCACGGATTTCATCTGGTTAAGGTTATAGCAGGTTATAATGCTCTGCCAACAGGAATCTGACATATGTGGGGCACGCGCGCTTTTCACCGCACCAGTCCTGCACCGTGCGGCGCGGGATGCCCGCCTGCTTTGCAAAAGCGGTCTGCGACAGACCAGTGCGGGCTACCAGCTCGCGCATTGGAAGATGAGCTAAATCCCAGATGGTGGACAGCCGTTCTTTCTCGACGTCCAGATCGATGCAACCGGGTGCATCGTCCGGGATGCTGAGGGTGACATTGTTGAGGAACGCTGCCCGGGATGTTTCCGGGTCGGTTGCCATATTAAAAAGTTCAGCTGTGTACATTGCCTTTCTCCTTCTTAAATCTCCACGGTCGGTGTTCGCGCGCCGTCTGGGGGACTTTTCTTTACTCCATATCTTCCAGAGCTTCAAGATACTTCGGGTAAAGGTCTTCCACTACGGCCTGTCTCTCAACGTCGTCCAGATTGCCGTTCATGAGTGCCTCACCCTCTTCATCGGAGAGTTCGATGCTGGTAGTGACCATCAGGTCGCGAGCGTCCAGATGAGAGGTTTTGACGTCGCCATCATCGGTCAGGTGCGCGTAGATCATCCAAACGCCGTTGTCGTACTCAATTTCGGTACCGGTGGCCATAACCTTGATTGCGAACTCGTCAGCAGTGAGCTTTTTCATAATTGTTACCTCCATTTGTGTGGTGTCTTTCACTGTCTTTATTATACACGCATTGCGTGTAATTGTCAAGACTTTTTTGAAAACTTTATACGCATTGCGTGCAAATGTTTGAGCGCTCATACGGCCCTATGCTGTGTGGGCGCTTTTCTTTTTGTTTAAAATAATCAAGCTTTAATCAAGCTTTAAGCAAGCTTTAAGCAAGTTTTAAGCAAGTTTTAAGCAAGAATTTTTGTCCTTCATTGTACCTTCATTGTCTCTCCCGGCGGTTTAAAAAAGTACACTGGGCGCAAAGGGAGGGGGTGCCATGTGGCACAGGTTTAACCCAAACCCGCACGGAAGCAGCGTCGGGGACTGCGTAGTGCGGGCGGTAGCTTCGGCCACCGGTCAGAGCTGGGAGCAAGCGTATATTGCGCTGGCGCTCACCGGCTACGCCCTCGGCGATATGCCCAGCGCCAACCGCACATGGGGCGCGTACCTTCAAAAGCAGGGTTACAAGCGCCGCATGGTGGAAGCAGACTGCACCGCCTGTTACACCGTGGCAGATTTTTCCCGGGAGTATCCGCGCGGCGTGTATGTGCTGGGCTGCTCCGGGCACGTCTTGACCGTGATCGACGGTGCGTGGTGGGACAGCTGGGACAGCGGCGCAGAATGCCCAATTTACTACTGGTATAAGGAGGAGTAAACGATGCCTTACAATCCGTATGCGTATCAGATGCCGACATACTACGGCCAGCCAATGCCGGACAACCTTGCTCAACTCAGGCAGGGAGTGGGCTATCAGTCTCCCATGATGCAGCAGCCGACAGCACAGACAGCACAGGCTACGCCATCCATCATCTGGGTGCAGGGAGAAGAGGGCGCAAAAGCCTATATGGTCGCCGCAGGCAACAGCGTACTGCTGATGGACAGCGAAAACAGCGCTTTTTACATCAAGAGCACCGATGCCAGCGGGATGCCGCTGCCTCTCCGCGTCTTTGACTACAAGGAACGCACCACGGCGACAAAAATGCCCCCTCAGACGGCGCAGCAGCCCGGCGGGGAGTTTGTCACCCGAGCAGAGTTTGACGCTCTGGCAGCCCGCTGTGCGGCGCTCGAGAAGCAAGAGCCTGCAAAACCTGAAACGGAGGTCAAATAAGTATGGCAAACCCTCTTTTTAACGCACTGGGCGGCGGTATGCCCGCCATGCCAAACCCTATGGGTCAGTTCGGGCAGATGATGCAGCAGTTCCAGCAGTTCCGTGCAAACTTTCAAGGCGACCCGAAAGCAGAGGTGCAAAAGCTGCTGCAATCCGGCAAAATGTCACAAAACCAGCTGAACCAGCTGCAGGCGATGGCGCAGCAGTTTCAGCAGTTCCTCCATTAAGCTGTAACCGTGGCCACGGTTCAAGCATAAAAATCATTTAAAACACACGAAAGGAGTACAAAAATGTCTCTTTCTTCCGATTCTGCGGTTCTGACCATGCCTGTTCAGCCCGCAAACACCAACGGCGGCAACGGCTTTGGCTTTGGCAATGATGGCGCATGGTGGATCATCATCCTTTTCCTGTTCGCCTTCTGCGGCGGCTGGGGCGGCAACTGGGGCGGCAATGGCAACACCGGTGCCGGTGTCGTTGACGGCTACGTCCTGACCTCCGATTTTGCCAACATCGAGCGCAAGATGGATGGTATCAACAACGGCATGTGTGATGGCTTCTACCAGCAGGCGCAGCTTGTCAACGGCGTGCAGCAGACCGTAAACAACGGCTTTATGTCCGCAGAGATCAGCCGCGCAAACCAGCAGGCAGCGTTCATGCAGCAGCTGTTTGCCATGCAGATGCAGCAGCAGGAGTGCTGCTGCGAGAACCGCTCTGCCATTCAGGGCGTGAACTACAACATGGCTACTCAGGCCTGCGAGACCCGGAACACGGTGCAGAACACCACCCGGGACATCATCGACAACCAGAACCAGAACGCCCGCGCCATCCTTGATGCCCTGACCGCACAGCGCATCGAGGCAAAGGACGCAAAGATCGCTGAGCAGGGTCAGCAGCTGTTCGCAGCACAGCTTGCGGCATCTCAGGCAGCCCAGAACGAAACGCTCAAGGCCTACATGAGCGGACAGCTGGCCTACTACAACCCCCGCCCTGTGCCCGCATTCCAGGTACCCGCACCCTACCAGTACGGTAACTGCGGCAACGGTTGCGGCTGCAACGGTTGCGCCTAACCGAATAACGGCAACTGACTGCAAATTGTAGTCTGTTCAGCCCCTGAGCTGATTTTGCAAACCAGAGCGCCGGGGCAGTAGTCCCGGCGTTTTTTCTATGAAAGGAGCCGATAAAATGGCTGAATTTAGCAACTCCAACATCGTCAGCGTGGCGGCGGGTGAAAACCTTCCCCTGACCGAGACCGCAGTAAAGGCCCCTGCTTGTATCGTGCACCGTGAGGGAAGCGGCCTTGTGACCTTGCGCGGTCTGACCAGCGGGCAGTGCCGGGCCCGTTTCAAAGTAAGCTTTGGCGGCAATATCGCCATTCCCACCGGCGGCACTGTGGGGCCCGTTTCCGTGGCGCTGGCTGTCGGAGGTGAGTCGCTGACCAGTGCGACTGCCATTGTCACCCCGTCGGCAGTCGAAAATTACTTCAACGTTTTCGTGGCCGCGTTCATCGAGGTGCCGCGTGGCTGCTGCTTGACCGTGGCGGTTAAAAACACCAGCACGCAGGCGGTCAGCATTGCAAACAGCAACCTGATCGTTGAGCGGGTAGCATAAGAAAGGAGATAAAGTCATGCTGGATAAACTGAATCATCTGAAGGATGAGATGTGCGACGAGCTCATGGAGCTGACCGACAAAAAGAACCGCTCTCCGGGCGATGTTGAAATGATCGGTAAGATCGTGGACATCATTCTGGACATCCACCGCATCGAGGATTACTGCGAGGGCGGCGAGTACAGCCGTGCGGGCGAGTGGGAAGCTGACATGCGCGGATCCTTCAACCGCGATGCCGGAAACGGTTACAACCGGGGCAACAGCTATGCCAACCGAGGCCGTCACTATGTGCGCGGTCACTACTCCCGCACGGATGGCCGTGAGCGCATGATTTCTGACATCGAGGACATGATGCAGGAAGCAACCGGTGCAGAGCGTGACGCCTACAAGCGGGCAGCTGACATCTTACGCAACGCATAAGAAAGGGGGCGGCAGGCATGGACATTGACGAGATCAATGAGCACATCCGCAAGCTCAAGTGCGAGGAAACCAGCTGGCAGAGCGTCAACAAGCTTGCCGCCCTCTGCACTGTGCGGGACGAGCTGGAAGAAAAGCAGGCACCTGAAACGCAGACCCAGGCATTGTCGCCCACGGATTACCGGGCGGCGTACTCCACAGCAGCGGAACCACAAAGCGACTTTGTGGCGGCTGCCAGCTCTGTTCCTTTCGGCGGTCTGATGCAGGTTCTTGACGAGCACATGAACGCCATAAAGCTTGCATATCCGAAAGAGTATGAGCTGGTCATGCGGAAGATAAGCAACTTGTAAAAAGACATAAAATGTGCTATTTTTACATAAGCTTTAGCGTTTGGGCACGAGGCACATAGTCTAACAATAAGCCAACAAATAAATAATTATTTACATTAATACGTCAAATAAACTTGATTTGTAATCAGTGGGTTGC